TCGGCGCCCTTCCGTGCAGCCAGCAGTGCGGACTGCTCAAACTCGCCCAGGTGGTGCAGGGTCAGGATGGCCGACGACATCCAGGGCGCGCCGCGCACCTGTTCGGCGTATTCGACGACGAAGCCGTGGATGATCTCGCTGGCCGGCACCACCTCACGGTCGCGCCCGCCGCTGACGTTGTCGGAGGGGTGGCCGGTGAACAGGTGGTAGGCCACGGGCCGGCGCCAGGCGTCGATTTCAATGCCCATCACGATGGCGTTTTCGCGGCTGGTGGCGCTGCGGTTCAGGTTGGTGTCGAGGCGGTCGACGTCGATGTGCTGCAGGGCGTAGCCGAAGGCATTGCGCGCGGCCTTGCCGCGCAGCCGGCGGATGATGAATTCACCATCGATGGCGGCATCGCCGGCCACGGCGCGGCACAGATCGGGGAAGGACATGCGGCCCGATACTTCGCAGACGCCGCGGCGGGACCATTCGATGAATCCGGCTTCGATGGCGTTGTTGGCCAGGTCGTCGGGTGCGGTGGCGGTGTTCATCACGCGCGCCTGCAGCTTGAAGCCGGCCGGCCCGATCAGGTTGGCGGCCACCATCTTTTTGAACTTGCGCGCGTAGTCGTTGTTTTTCGACAGGTCGCGGCTGCGGGCGCGCAGGCGATCAAGGTCGCCGCGCAGCTCGTTGTTGATGCTGTTGGTGGTGGCCAGCCAGGAGGCGGTGAGGCGATCGACGCGCGCCGCATTGAAGCGGCGGCTGTGCGTGCGACCGGCGGCGGCGGCCTTCGCCGCGGCGCGGTCGGCGTTCCACTGGTCGAGGATCACGCTGCCCTTGTACGCGACGCGCTCGGTGTCATACCATGCCGCTGCGGCCATCTTAGAACCTCACGTAGACTTTTGACTGGCTGCCCAGCCCGGCGGCCAGGCGTTCGGCGGCAACTTCGCGGGCGACTTCGGCCTTTAGCTTGTCGCGCATGGCGAGGAAGTCGCCCGGGCTGCGGAACTTCATGCGGCGACCGGCGATCTCGTATTCGCCCGTCCAGGCATTGGCGCCGTGGGCGACCAGCGCGGTGTCGAGCAGATCAAGGGTTTTTTTCGCGGTGCTGCGGGTGTCGAAGCCTGCAGCCTCGGCGGCCAGGTTCGGCTTGACGGTGATGCGGCCCTGCTCGACCGTGTGCCGCTCGGCGCCGAGCGTGGCGTAACTGGTCCAGGTGTAGTCGCCTGCGGCATAGGCGGCGCTGGTGACGGCGCTGACGCCGACCAGGTGGTCGTCGCCATCGGCCGCGGCGGTGATGTCGATCTTTCCGGCGGCGTTGATCAGCCGGTAACTGAACACCCATCCGTCGCCGGCGGGGTAATCCGACAGGGTCTTGCGCCAGGCGAGCGTGTCGCCGGCGACCACGGACGCCGGCTCACGGGTGGGGACGGTGTAGGCCATGCCGAATGAAACCGCGGCGGCGGTAAAGCGGTTAAGGGGAAAGGCTTTACAGCGCGCCCGGCCGGGTCAGCCCTTGATGATCTGCCAGATCCGCACGCGGCTCAACTGGTAGCGCCGCGCCAGAAACGGCACCGCCTCGCCGGCCTTGTGCTCGCGGATGATGGCGCGATTGCGCTCGGCATGGGTTCGCCGCCGCCCGATGTAAGGCTCGCAGCCGGCCCATTCGTCACAGACACCGGTAACCACTTCGGCGGCGATCAGGCTGGCGGTGGCCTGGCTGATGCCAAGCTTCAGCGCCGTGGCGACGACGCGCTCGTGCAGATCGGTGACGAATTCGCTCATGGGCGGGGACGGGTGACGACGCGGCGGCGCGTCCGTTGTGGGGGGGGCGGCGTGTTGCCAGCGCCGACTTTCTGGGGCTCCGGCAGGTTGCCGGGCTCGAACAGGTCACCCACCAGCGGCTGCACCCTGGCCTCCAGATCGCCCCAGAACTTGGCGCCTTTCTTCGACAGCTCGAAGTAGGTCTCCAGCCAGGTGGCGTAGACGGTGCAGTCCCAGGCTTCGACGCGCTTCCGGATCGCGGTCCAGGTGGATTCTTCGCCGCGCACGGTGCGGCGGGTGGTGCGGGCCTCGCCGGTGAATTGCTTGAAGAATTCGTCGGACAATTCGACGCTGAAGTGCATGTAGCCGGGGCCGGGGCTGGTGATCTGCAGGCGGCCGTGGATCAGATCCTTGGCGTGATTAGTGCCGACCCACCACAGCACCAGGCCGTTCTTGCGCAGCCTGCCCTTCCAGTCGATGTCGACCTTGCTGGCGCCGTCGCGGATGTGCTTTTCGCGGCCCGAGCGACCGGCAATGGCGAACACCTTGCGCCGCGCGTGCTTGGCGCAGAAGTTATAGACGGCGTGGGTGTTGTGGCCCCGTGTGTCGATGGCGGCGCCGGCGATGCGCAGGGTGCGGCCGCTGGCGTGAGTGAATTCGGTTTCGAAGAGGAATTCTTCGAGGTCATGCCAGACTTCATCCTCATCGGGGTTGCCGAAGAAGATGCGATGCGCCACCGTCCAGGTCTCGCAGCCGCGACCGTAGCCCCAGACGACGCATTCCAGCCGGTTGGGCTGGGTGTCGATTCCGGCCAGCAGAAGCACGGCGCCCATCGGCACGCGCTCGAGCTTGTAGGGTTCGGCCCGGGCGCGCAACTCGTTCTCGTCGGACTTCTCGAAGTCTTCGGCCCAGTAGTCGCCGAGCGTGGTGTTCTTGAAGGCCTGCAGCTTTTCTTTCTTGCCCTCGCCGGCCTCGCGGTTGGCGGCGAGGAAGTCGCGCACGATGCCGACCCAGGAGACGTTCGGGCTGTAAGCGCTCCAGACGTGCAGCGCGACGTGCTCCGGCGGTCGAATGATATCGCCGGCCGGGTTGCGGAAGACGCCGCCGAGGTCCATCGTGGTGCCATCTTCAGCCAGGTAGCAGCAGCCGTTGGTCTCGGCCGCGGCGGCGACGGCGAGGTATTGCGCCTGGTCGATCAGCGCGCCGCAGTGCGGGCAGAGGTGGCGGACGGTTTCCGGATCGCCGTCGGTCCATTTGAAGCCGTGCGGTTCGTCGGCGCCGCCCCAGGTGAGCGGGTGGATCTCGCCGCATTCCGGGCAGGGGATGGCCGGCTGCAGGAAGATGTCGGCTTCGCGCTCGCGCTTTTCGATGTTGGAAAAGCCCTTGAGCTTAGGTGTGGTGCCGACCACCAGCTTGGGGAAGGTGGCGCCCTCGATGCGCTTGTGCGCCAGGGTGCCGGGATCGCCCTCCTTTTCGATGTTGCTGTCGAAGGCGTCGTATTCGTCGAGGTAGGCAGTATCGACGCTGATGCGGCGGTAATTCTTGGCCGCCTTGCCGCCCTTGAGGTGCGCCATCGAGCCGAGGAACTTCTTGGCCTGCAGGGTGTTGTCCTTGTCGCGCTTGAGGTAGGCGGGGAACACGGTTTCCATGACGCCGACGTCGCGCAGCATGGGGTCGAGCTCGGTCTTGACGAACTCGTCGCGGTCGTCGTCGGTCGGTTGCCACAGCGCCTGGTTGCGGCGCTTGTGCTGGGCGAAGTAGCCGATCGAGGCCAGCAGCATCTTGGTGTAGCCGACCCGGGCCGACTTGCGCAGATCCACCTCGCGGATGTCGTCGTTGCTGATGCAGGCCATGATCGAACGCTGAAACCACCAGGGCGTCCACTGCTGCTCGACGTAGGACGATTCGGCCGACAGGTAGAAATGCTCGCGCGCCCACTCATCGAGCGACATCGGCTCCGGCACCCCGAACGCCCCAAGGCCGCGCTGCAGATGGAGCTGCAGCGTCGGCATCACGAAGCGGGTGTGCTCGGAGAGGTCCATCAGTCGGCGTCCTCTTCCGCGGCCGACGCGGGCAGCCCGGGCGGCGTGGAGACGTCTGCACTGTCGTTGTCTTTCAGATCCGCCAGCGACATGGCCGCGACCATGTTGCGCGCCTTGGCCACCTCACCAGCGATCAGGCCGATGTCGTCGGCGGTCAGGATCGGCACACGGCGGCGGATCATGCCCGGGATCGCGTCCAGGATGCCGGCGGTCTTCGACGCGGCCTTCGTGAGTACTTCCTCGATCAGCACCACCGGCGCCAGCTCGCCACGCGTCACCGCGTTTTGCATTTCGATCCGCTCGCGCTGGGCCTTGGCCAGCGCCGCACGCTCGCCGGCTAGGTCGAGGTCACCCACCGCCGCCCTCCCCGCCGCCTGCTCGCGCAGCCGCCGGATGTACGCCACGCGGATCTCGTTCAAGGACGCCGCCTTCCAGTCGATCCCGAGCTCCACCATCAGCGTCGAAACCGCCGCCTGGCTAAGGTCCAAATGCTTGGCAATCCCCTGTTGAGTCAGCACCTTATAACCCCCTTAGAGAAACTTCATGACTAGAGCGCGTTCGGGGTGCGAATTACC